GACGTATCAGCTAGACGTTGAGCGAGCCGAGAACGCGCCCGCTTCTAGGAACGACATCCTCGCCAAGAGGTTTGGTATTCCTATGGAGGGTTTCACTTACTTCTTCACTTACGAAGAGACACTCCCTCATCGTCACAACGATTACTGGCAATTGCCATGTGCTCTTGGAGCTGACCTTTCTCAAGGTGACGACTTTACGGCTTTTACTTTCTTGTTCCCCTTGTCGAACGGCAAGTTTGGTATCAAGACTCGAAGCTACATTTCTTCACTGACTCTTATGAAGCTTCCGGGTGCTATGCGCCAGAAGTACGAGGAGTTTATCAAGGAAGGTAGCCTACACGTTCTCGAGTGCACGGTTCTTGACATGATGGAGGTCTATGAAGACCTCGATAATTTCATTGAGCAGATGGCGTACGACGTCCGAGCTTTGGGGTACGACCCATACAACGCTAAAGAGTTCGTTCTTCGTTACGAGCAAGAGAACGGTGCTTACGGCATCGAGAAGGTTATTCAGGGTGCTCGGACCGAGTCCGTTCCGCTCGGTGAGCTTAAGATCCTGAGCGAAGAGCGAATGCTTCTGTTCGATCAGCAGCTTATGTCTTTCGCTATGGGTAATGCAATTACGCTGGAAGACACGAACGGTAACCGCAAGCTTCTAAAGACTCGACAGAAGGAAAAGATCGACAACGTTGCAGCTCTTATGGACGCTTGGATTGCCTACAAGCTGAACAAGGAGGCATTCGAGTGACGCAAGAAGTGGATGATTTCCTTGCGCACTTCGGTGTCAAGGGCATGAAGTGGGGCGTTCGAAAAGAATCCCCCGCAGGGGAAGGGAAAAAGCTTTCACTTAAGGATCCTAAAGTTAGAAAAGCCGCTATTGTTGGCGCCTCGATAACGGCAATAGCAGCTGCTGCTTTTGTAGCTAGTCGTTTCTCCGATAATCCAGTGGATGCTTCAACCATCGCAAAAGGTGCTGAAGAAGCAAAGCGTATTTTTCAGCAGCCCACCGATACAATCTACTTGACTAAACCGCACAAGGGCTCTGGTGTAACCAAAGACGGTTTGGATTCTACAACACTTCGCTTCGTTTCAAAAGGTGGAACCCGCGATTTCTTTGAAATTTTTGATAAAGCAGGTTTGAATTCTGATTCGTTTACTCCGGGCACCTTCAAGAAGACCTCCAATGGAGACGTAGCAGCTTACTTTGAGGATATTCTTGGGCGCGTAGATGCAGCAGGCCGGAAGATTCCTCACACGGTGTTTATCCCAGCCGATAAAGCTATTGGTCTAGATAGCATCGAAGATGTGATTGAAAAGCATGGCCCGGATTTAGAGCGTCGTTACCAAGAACATCTAGAGAAGGCCCGAAAGTCTTCAACATAGAAAGGCGTTCGAATGACGCAGGAAGTAGATGATTTCCTGGCGCATTACGGCGTCAAGGGCATGAAGTGGGGCGTTCATAAGAAGGAACGTGAGCCTATCACCTTTGATCTAAACAAAAGGAATAGAATCAGTCGACGCCCCACAACGCAGGAAATTAAAGATGCACGAAGTGAGCGGAAGAGTCTTCAGGGAAAAATCAAGGATCTAGACAAGCAGTACGGAAAAGACCCGGAGACAGGTCTGATGTTTCTTTCAAAGGAACATTCCCGAGTTTACAAAGAGCTTCTTGAAGGCGACAACCACGCCATTTCTATTTACAAAACACGGGGCGAACAGGCTGCCGCTGCTTTATTGCTAGGCCCCATCGGCGCTCTCCACTATAGCGATTTTAATAGAGGCCGCCGCGTCGCCAACAGAAATATTACGAGGTGACCGCATGGACGAAGTAGAAGAGTTCCTGGCGCATTACGGCGTCAAGGGAATGAAGTGGGGGGTTCGAAAGCAGAACCAGCTCGATAACTATACCCGAGTTGCTGACGGCAAGGCTTCTGTAACCCAACGCCTGAATGTCTACGCCAGCATGTCTCTTCTAGAGATCGCAGTGGCTGGTGGAGGAAAGAAGGCTGCAGCTAATCGTGCGGCAGGTCTAGCCGCTCAGAAGGCTCGTATCGAATCCGGGAAGTCTACGGTTTTCGACAAGATGGATCGGGCCATGAACACCTCGGTTATCGATTTGGCCAGAGGCCGATAAAATGGACGTCGACGATTTCCTAGCGCACTACGGTGTGAAGGGAATGAAGTGGGGTACTCGACGAGCTGTTAAGCTGGCCGAACGTAGCGCAGCAGGCTCCGAGAAAACTCCTTACAGACAAGCTCATATCGACACTGTGGCTAAAGAGGCTGCTCGCAAAGCTACCGGCAAGGGTTCTACAGCTCCTAGGAAGCTAACTCGCAATCTTATTAAAGATCGAATGGCAAACGATCCCGAGTATAAGGCTGCGAAAGCGAAGTACGACCGCGACAAGTACAACGCCGACTCTGCCAAAATAGCAGCAGCAGCTTTAGGCGTTATAGCGGGTCCGTATCTTCTTTCTATGCTAGACACGGCGGCAACGAATTACAGTCGCGATCACGTTGTTGACAGCCTACATAACGTCACGTACAAGTCGTTCGAAAAGTCAGCTTACGGCCAACGTCGGCGAGAACAAGGGCGAATGTTCGTTGACAATTCAAATCATCGAGTTGTAAACCCAGATCCATACGAGGTAGCTCGTCGCTAACTCCTTATATCTTAGAAAGGAGGTGAGTAATGGGATCGATTAAAGATCGGCTGGTTCATGCCTGGAACGCTCTTCGAAACGAAGAGGAAAATCGACGGCATCCATTCCCTGTTTTCGGCGGCCATCTCGGTAATCAGCAGCATCGATCTCGTGTCAGTTACAGCAACGACAAGAGCATCGTTACAGCAATCATCAATCGAATTGCGATCGATGTTGCATCTATCGATATTAGGCACGTTAAGGTAGACGAAGACGATCGTTATCTTGGGCGCAAGCGAAGCGGCCTGGACAATTGTTTCTCTCTAGAGGCAAACGTTGATCAGAACGCTCTAGCTTTCAAGATCGACACGGTTATATCGATGCTTGACAAGGGAACAGTTGCACTTGTTCCAGTCGACACCAACGTAGATCCCGAAGGGACGAACGGTTTCGAAATCGAGACCATGCGTGTTGGAGAGATCGTAGCTTGGTACCCTCGACACGTTAGAGTTCGTATCTGGGATGACCGCGAAGAGGTCGGCGGGATACATCGAGAAGTAACCCTGCCGAAGAAGCGGGTCGCTATCGTCGAGAATCCTCTCTATGCGGTAATGAACGAACCCAACTCCACCCTTCAGCGATTGATCCGAAAGCTTAACCTCCTTGATAACGTTGAAGACGTAGCTGCTTCGGGCAAGCTCGATCTGCTCATTCAGCTCCCTTACGTCGTAAAGTCTGACGCTCGTAAGCTACAGGCCGAACAGCGTATGAAGGACATCGAGGTTCAGCTTCAGGGTTCTAAGTACGGTGTCGCTTATACCGATGGTACGGAGAAGGTTGTTCAGCTCAATAGGGCTGTCGACAACACGCTTCTAACGTCTATCGAGTATCTGTTCAAGATGCTTTATGGTCAGTTGGGCATCACTGAAGAGGTTATGAATGGTACTGCCGATGAGGCTACCATGCTTAACTACTGGAACCGGACTATCGAGCCGATTCTTACAGCTATGACACTTGAAGCTAAGCGGTCGTTCCTGTCTAAGACTGCTCGTACTCAGGGTCAGTCCGTCATGTTCTTCCGTGACCCGTTCAAGCTCGTACCGATTGGCCAGGTTGCTGAGATCGCTGACAAGTTCACTCGTAACGAGATCGTCAGTGCAAACGAGTTCCGTGGTTTCATCGGGATGAAGCCTTCTAACGACCCGAAGGCCAACGAGCTTCGGAACAGCAACGTTCCCCAACCTGCACCCGGTCCTGTTCCGGAACCTGTTCCAGAGCCACTTCCGACTGAAGCTACATAGAAAGGAGGCAGCCTTCAAAATGGCACCAGATTTTAGCGGCTACGCTACTCGTAGTAACGTTCGTTGCTCGGATGGCCTGACTATTCTGCCAGATGCTTTCAAGCACCAGTCCGGCAAGAAGGTTCCGCTCGTTTGGCAGCACTCGCACAACGATCCGGACAACGTTCTAGGCCATGCGATTCTTGAGAATCGTCCTGACGGGGTTTACGCTCAGGCCTACTTTAATGGTACGGCTAAGGCTCAATCCGCCAAGATGGCTGTAGAACACAAGGACATTGAAGCCATGTCTATCTGGGCGAACAAGCTCAGGAAGCAGGGCATGAATGTCCAGTATGGTGACATCAAGGAGGTCAGTCTCGTTTTTGCGGGAGCTAACCCCGGGGCGTACATCGACAAGGTTCATATCCAGCATGACGATGGCATTCACGAGCTGGAAGATGAGGCCATCATCTACTCCGGTCTCTTGCTTGAGCACTCCGACACCGATGACGTGGAAGACGCTCAGGATGAAGAGGCGTCCACTTCGGACAACTCGGAAGAGATCACTGACGAAAATAATGATGGCGACAACGCCGATGACGTCTCGCACGCCGAGACCGACACCGAAGGTGAGAACATGGCTGAAAAGACGGTTAAGGAAGTCTTCGAGACCCTTTCCCCCGAGCAGAAGAACGTCGTCTACTTCATGATTGGCGAGGCTATTAACTCGTCGGTTGCCCAGAGTGACGGCACCGAGGGCGAAGAGACGCACAGCTCTGCCGACCTCTCCGACAACACCGCCAAGAACCCGCAGGAGGATAACGACATGAAGCAC